TCAATTGTTGCTGAAGGCGCTGGCAACATGACATTCCTCAACAATGGCAGTGAAGCCATGAGGATTGACACCGCAAACAACCTCGGCATCGGGGTCACGCCGAGTGCGTGGGCTACTGCTGGCGCACAAAAGGCTTTGGAAGTTAGTTTGGCAGGACTTTCGTATTACGGCGCTGGCAACACTGTTTCAAGGCTTACGCACAATGCGTATTTCGACGGTACTAACTGGAAGTACGTTGCCACTAACGTAGGCGCGACACGTTATGACATGACCGGCGCAAATGCCGGTAGCACTCACGCTTGGTTTACTTCCGTAGGCGGCACCGCAAACACTACCATCTCGTTCACGCAGGCGCTAACGCTGGATGCGTCGGGGAATTTGGGTGTCGGCACGGCGAGTCCGGTTACAAATTTGCACGTTTACAAAACAACCGCTGCAACTTCTGGCGTGCAAATTTCAAGTGCAAATTGGGGAAGTACGTTAACGGACGGGATGTTCGTTGGAGTTGATAACAACAATTCGTATGTCTACACATACGAAAATATCCCGTTAGTGTTTGGCACCAACAACACCGAACGCGGCCGGTTCACGGCGGGGGGCTATTTCAAGGCGAGTGATAGCGGGACGTACAGAAATGCGGCTGGCGTGTACCATGAATTGCGTAACAGCGATGGAAGCAATCCAACCGTTTTTGTTACAAATTCAAATGCAAGCACCCCGTATGGAATAGCGGTTGAATTTACCGCAGCGGCTCCAGATAACAATACTCAGTTTTTCTTTAGGGCCGAAGATAATGTCGCTATCCGTTGCTATATTTGGGCAGACGGTGACCTCGCAAACCACGACGGCGTATACGGCACTATCTCTGACGAACGACTGAAACAAGACATCGTAGACGCCAGCAGCCAGTGGGATGACCTCAAGGCAATTCGGTTCCGAAAGTATCGGATGAAGACCGACGTAGAGGCCAACCCCGACGCGCCTGCAATGTTTGGCGTGGTGGCGCAGGAACTCGCGCAAGTTTGCCCCGGCTTGGTTGACGAACACCCGAACATGAAAACGGTGGAAGTCACCGACGAGGAAGGCAACGTCACGCAGACGCAAGAGCCGGACGGCACCACGACGCTAACGGTGAAATCGTCCATCCTGCTGATGAAGGCAGCGAAAGCCCTGCAAGAAGCGATGGCGCGGATCGAATCGCTTGAGGCTGACATGGCTGCGCTGAAAGGTGCCAAATGAACACCGGCCTACTGATCCTCTATGTCCTGCTGCAAGCCGCTGACGTGTACACGACGCTGACGGTACTCAAGCAAGGCGGGCGGGAACTGAACCCCGTGCTGGCGAAACTCTTTGCCAAGTTCGACCCGCTGGCCGTGATGGTCGGCATCAAGTTGGCGGGGGTGTGGGCTTTGTGGTGGGTCAACCTCACCTGGCTCACCTTCGCCGCATGTTTGGGCTACGTCGGGGTCGTGGCTTTCAATTTGCGCAGTATGTTGAGAAAATAACCCCGCAGAGTGACAACCACCACAGGAGCAGGCATGGAAACCATCATCGAAATGAAGCTGACCGTCGCCGAAGTGAATTCGATTCTGAACGTGCTTGGGGAGTTGCCGACCAAATCCGGCGCATTCCCTCTGGCGGTGAAGATCAAGGGCCAAGCCGACGCGCAGTTGAAGACCGAAGAAGAGCCAGAGGAGTGACCGAGATGACCGACAAGCTGTCCGAAGCCGAGATCGAACACATCGCAGAACGTGCTGCCGAGAAGGCACTTGAGAAGGTGTACCAGCAGATCGGCAAGAACGTAGCCCACAAGATCCTGTGGTTTCTCGGCGCGGCAGCTGTCGGTCTTTTGATGTTGTTCAGTGGCAAGGATCTCATCCGGTAATGCCTCTACCAGCCATTCTCGCGCCGCTACTCGGGGCCGGCCTCAACCTAGTCGCCAACGCCGTCCAGGCGAAGGGCAAGGATTGGGTTGAGAAGAAACTCGGCGTCGAGCTCAAGCCCGACATGTCGAGCGAGGATCTGGCGAAAGTCCAGATCGCGCAGATGGAGCACGAGCAGGAGCTGCTCCGGCTGCGGATTGAGGAGGACAAACTCGACCTCGCAGAGCTTGAGCTGCGGGTGAAGGACACCGACTCTGCGCGTGACCGCGAGACAGTGATCTCCACCAGCAAGGATGCGCCGCTGCTGAACAAGATTGTCACCCCGGTGCTGGCGCTGCTGCTGCTGGGTGTGACGTTCATCCTCTTCGGCGTCGTGCTTTTCGATCAGACGCCGGTTGACCCTTCGCGCAAGGACATCCTCATCTACATCCTCGGTGTGCTTTCGGCCGTCGCGACGCAGGTCGTTTCGTACTACTTCGGCTCCAGCGCCGGTAGCAAGGCAAAAGACGACGCGATCAGGGAGGCTCTGAAATGAGCCTCGTCAAAGAGCAGGCGGCTTTTCTGCTGGACGTCGCGAAGCTAGTGCAGAAGGCGACAGAGCTGGGGTTCACGGTCACGGGTGGGGAGTTGGCCCGCACGCCAGAGCAGCAGCAGATTTACGTCAAGACCGGCCGCAGCAAGACGATGAACAGCATCCACCTCAAGCGCTGCGCGATCGACTTGAACTTTTTCCGCGACGGCAAGCTGACCTACGACATCCCCACGCTTAAACCCGTCGGCGAATACTGGGAATCGCTGAACCCGAAAAACCAATGGGGCGGCCACTGGAAGTCCTTCAAGGACGTGCCGCACTTCCAACGAACGGTGTGACGTGAAGCGCACGGGCATACCGAAAAGGTTCCAGCTTCTCGGGCATGTCATCCAAGTGCGCGTCATCCCGAAAAGCAGATGGAAGCACAAGGGCGCGGTCGGCATCTGGGAACCAGACAAGCTGCGGATCAGCATTCTAGCGAGCCAGCCGATCACGGCGCTGCAGCAGACGTTCTGCCACGAATGGGCACACTCGATGCTCTGCCTCATGTCGCACCCGCTCGAGCACGACGAGCAATTCGTCGATCAGCTCGGCCATCTACTCCAGCAAGCGTTAACGACGTTCGAGGAATGAATGCCTGCATCGAAGGCCCGTGACGAAGAGTTTATAGAAGTCTGGCATCGTTACAAGGAACCGCGACTGGTCGCGCAGGCGCTCGACGTCCCCGTCCGCAACGTCCACGCGCGACGGCGGCGCATCGAGGTGAGGCACGGCATCGTGCTCGCAAGCGCCAACGCCAACTTCAACGCAAGCCCGCACAGCCAAGAACGCAAAGCGATCCAACAGGTCGCCGAGCGCCGCGCGCGGGAGTACGAGCGCGAGATGGGCGTCGTCGTGCAGAACGGCGTCGTGCTGATCGCGTCCGATTGCCACTACTGGCCGGGGATCGTCACGACGGCGCACCAGGCGCTCTGCACGCTCGCCAAGGAACTCAAGCCGGCCATGCTCGTGCTGAACGGCGACATACTGGATGGCGCCCGTATCAGCCGCCACCCGCGGATTGGCTGGGAGAAGCAGCCGGCGCTGAAGGACGAAGTCCACGCGCTGCAGGATCGCTGCGCAGAGCTTGAGCGCGCGGCGGGCGGGGCGCAGCTGATTCGCACGATCGGCAACCACGACGCGCGCTTTGAGAACTACATGTCGGCCAACGCGCCCGAGCTCGAGGATATGACCGGCGCGACGCTGATCGACTACCTGCCGAGCTGGCGCGCGGGGTACGCGCTGCACGTCAACGGCGGCACCGACGGCTGGACCGTCATTCGTCACCGCCCGGTCGGGGGCGGCATCCACGCCGCGTATAACAGCACCCTGCGCTCTGGCGTGCATTACGTCCACGGGCACCTGCACAAGCTCCAATGCACGCCCTGGGGCGATTACAGGGGCCGTCGCTATGGGGTGGACACTGGCACCCTCGCAGAGCCGCAAGGCCCTCAGTTCGCCTATACGGAGGCCGGGCCATTGAATTGGGCGTCGGGCTTCGCCGTGTTGACGTATCATGCCGGCCGGCTCCTAGAGCCTGAGCTCTGCGTCGTGCATAACGGCGCAGCATGGTTTCGCGGTCGGAAGGTTGGGACGTAACTGGGACGTGACTTGAGGAAAAGAGGGGTAGCGGGGTCCACACAAGTCGCTGAGAATTCAGCAAATTGTGGATTTCACAACGGGCTGAGGCATTCTCATAACCCGAAGGTCGTAGGTTCAAATCCTACCCCCGCTACCAACAAAATCAACGACTTACGCAGGTTCGGCAAACTCCACTAAGGCCGACTGGGACGTAAATGGGACGTAAGTCGTTCGATCAGTGCAGGCGGGTAGCCAAACGCTCCGCCGCATTGACCAAGTGATCGACCGGTAGGTGGACGTAGTTGTCGATCATGGCCGGGGTCTTCCACCCGCCCATGTCCTGCAACGTCTTCCGGTCGACCCCGTCCATCGCCGCCCAACTGGCGAAAGTGTGGCGGATGTCATGGAACCGGAACCCGGCCGGGAGCCCCGCGCGCTTGGTGTACCGGCGCCACTGGTGATGGCACGGCGGCTCGACCGGGAACACCCGCGCATCGGTGCGCGGCTGCTGCTCAAGCAACGCCTTCGCGGCCGAGTTCACCGGGCAGACAATCAGATTGCCCGCCTTGGTGTCGATCGGCTGCACCCAGCACAGGCCCCGCTCAAGATCCACCCGATCCCAAGTGAGCCCAAACACGTTCGACTTGCGAAGGCCGGTCATGAACGCAAAGCCCACCGCCGCGCGTAAGCCCGGCGGCAGCACCTCGAGCAGCGCCTTTGCCTGGGCGGGGGTGGCGATCAGCATCTTCGACGCGTCGCGCTTGTCGCCGTAGGTGCGAAAGGCCGGCACCTGCTCGATCCACTCCCACTCCTTGCACGCGGTCGAGAGCACGCTGCGCAGGGTGATGACGTAGTTGTTCTTGGTTCCATTGCTCGCCGGAGTGCCCTTGCGCGTGATGAGCTGCTCGATCTGCTCGGCCGCCCAGGCGCGGCTGATGTCGGTGAGCGACATCCCCTCGGCGCGTGAGCACCAGAACGCGAGGTGGTGCGTGTAATCCCGAATCGCGCTCGCGTTCGCGTTTTCTTTGAGCCACTTCTCGGCGGCCTCGGTGAGCGAGCGCGGTTGCTTCTCGCCGAGTTTATTCTGCCGCCAGAGCTGGGCCTTTAATTGGTCGTGCAGCTCCTGCGCTGCTTTGCGATCAGCAGTCTGAGCAGACTGCTTGAATCGCCGCCCGCCGGGGAGCGCGATGTCGATGTAAAAGGTTTTGCCTCGCTTGAAGATGGACATGGTTTGCTGGGCTCCTGTTTGGTTGCTTCGAGAACCTCCGCGACGTTGACTCGGATCGCCTTGCCAAACCGATAAGCTGGCACTGCGCGCCGGTCGACCAGTCGTCGGAGCGTCTTTACGCTAACACCCAACTGGCCCGCCGCGTCATCAAGTGTGACAAGCACCTGATGGTGAGATTCTCTCAACACCTCAGCCATCTGTCAATTCGCCCCGCATCAGCGGCAGAAAGTCCTGCAATTTCATCACGATGCGCCACGGCTGGCCGTTCTGGCGGTAGGCGACGACCGCCACCTCGCCGGGCTGGCAGTGCTCCTCAATCTGCCGGCACCAGGCGGGCAGGGCGAGCGTCTCGCGGCGCTTGGCCTCGATGCGGAACTTGCCGACCTGGATGTCATCCCCGGAGTCGCGGGCCTGCCCGAGTTTCCTTTTCACGACGAAGCCAAGCTCGTCGCTTAGGATCTGCGCCAGTTCCCGCTCCGCCGCGGCTCCCTTGTTTCTCGACGTCCGTCCGCCCATGCTCCGTGCTCCACTTGCTGCGCCAGGGGTGAGCCTGGCCGGGTTTATCGATTCTCACGCGGCTCTCGCCCCGCGAGCAGCGACGCGTAGAACAACAGCTTGCCCGCGTCGATCTTCGGGTTGTCCTTCATCCCCAAGCGCCAGTTGTATTTCGCCACCTGGCCGCGCAGGTAGCCCCGCCACTCGTCCTCGGTCAGCTGCGCCTTGATCGCGTCGATGCACTCAATGCCGCCGCGATCGTAGTGCTGCGGGCGCTCGACGACGTCGTATTCTTTTACGATCATGCGTTAACCTCAAAATGGAATCGGGTCATTGAAGTCTTCCTCGGGCGGCGGCAGCTTTGAGAGATCCGGCCCGCGGCGGCGCGGCTTGCTCGCCACGACCTTTGCGTTAAAGGTCGCGCGCAGCGCTTCGACAACGGGCTCCGTCACCGTGCCCGCGCACGCGCTAGAGAGCTCTTTGCTCAAGTAACCGCCGGGTCCGTTCTTGAAGGTCTTACCGGTCTCGCGGTGCTTGTACTCGATGTAGTTCTCGCCACCGTCCACGGGCTCGCCAAAGGGCACCAGATCGGGAATGAACAGGTGCTGCTCGCACGCCGCGCGCTGCTCGCCCTTGTTGCGCAGCGTACTGAGTAATTCGCAGCGCCATGCGCCGCTCGCCACAGGTGAGGCGTGACAACAGGTGCGACAGCTCACCTCGGCCACCTTGCTCGCGTGGCAGACATCGAAGAAGCTGCAGCCCTTGCACTGCCAGTTCGCAGGATCTTCCGAGAGCTTCGCGGGCGGGGTCTTTGCGTCGATGATGCGCCGGGCGCGCTCCTGCATTGCCTTGAACGCGTCCTCGTCGAAATGCACCCACTCCGTGTACAGCTCGTCGTTGTCCTTGTTGACGGCGAGGTACATCGCGCGATCGAGCCGCAGCAGGCCCATGTAAGACTGCATCTGCGCGTAGTGCTGCGGCTTGCTCTCAGCGACGCCGAGCTTCCTCAACTCCGTGAAGCTCTTCGCGCTGTGAGTCTTCACCTCGAGGATCGCCCAGGACTTGGGCGCCTCGGGGAACCCGCGGCCAATGCCGTCGACCGAGCCGCCGAAATGGCCGCCCTCGTCGCGGCACTCGATCTGCTTGTCACCGTCGTGAGTGTGCAGATCGACGCCAATGCCGCGCAGCTCTTCCGCCACGACCGCCTCCTCGCGCTTACCGCGATCGAAGAGGCGCAGCATCCGCCCGTCCCAGCTGGGCGTCATCGCCCAGCGGAACGAGTACCAAATGTACCGATCGCACGAGTGTCCGATCAGCGACGCACCGAGGTGTTCGCGGTGTTCCTGCTTCTGCGCAGCACGCCATTTGACAATGGCCTCCCCGGTGGTGTGCTGCGAAGCAGGGACCTGCGCCACTCAGCGCTTCTCCCAGGGCCGCGCTGCCGGCTTAGCGGCGGGGGAGGGCGCGGGGGCCGGCCGCGCGGCCTGGGGAAGGGGTTTGCCGGCCGACACTGACGCGTAGCCCATCACGCGGTTGCGCGAGGGGTCTTTGCGGTCGAGGTCGATCTCAGCGAGAACCGGGATGTCATGCAGCTGCTCGGTGTCGGTGAGCGTCGTGACGCCGGCCGCGAGGCACAAGAGCTGCAGCTGACGCTTGGCGATGTCCTCGGCGGTCTTGTTGGGGTTGCTGACATTCAGCCGGTCCCAGACCCGCCGGCCGCTGTGCTCGCCGTCGATCACCTGCAGCGTGAGTTCGATGTAGTGACCCGTGCCGGCTTGCGTCGGTTTGAGGTCCGAGGCCATAACGATGACCTGGTACATACCCCGCGGCAGCGGGGCGCGATCCGGCGCCGCGGGCGCAACGTGGTTCTGGGCGTCAAATTGAAATGAAGGCATAGTCGTGTTCCTCAGCTTTGCGTGATTGCGTTTACAAATGACTCCCACGAAAGCCCAATGCTCTCGGGAAGTGCATACCGATTTTTAGCCATGTAGGCCGGGCGCTCGCTCGTGTAGAGCAACCGCTCGCCCGTTGAGATGCCGCGGCTGACTTCCTTGTTGAAGCCGACCTCGGCCTTCTTCACGATCGTGCGATAGTTCGCAAACAGCACCGCATCGCACCACTCGCGCACGAGTGCGCTCGAGCGGGCTTGCAGCTTCGGCTGGTACCGATCGTAGGGTTCAGTCTCTGGCGAGTCGAAGCGCTTGATCTCACAGTGCGCAATCAGCACCACGGCCATGCCTTGGTTGTTGCGTAGCGAGTTCAGCCCCTCTAATACCTTGCGCCACTCTTCGGCGGCGATCATCGCTCCCTTGCCATAAGCCAAATCCTTGGCGTCGTACTTCGCTTCGATGTCACGCCAGATCAGCGTCTCTAGCCAATCAAGGCTATCGATGACAACCGTCTGGAAACCGTGATCGGGTTCATGCAACGCCGCGATCGCATCCAGCACGTCCCCGGCTTTCGTCGCGATCGGGAAGTGATCGACCGCGAGTGAGCCGAGGCCGTCCTCGGTCTGGATAAAGATCGGCGACGGGGCGCCGGCTGCGAACGTCGACTTGCCAATGCCCTCGACGCCGTAGACTAGAACTCTCGGCGCGGCGAGCGCGTTGTTCTTTTTGATCGACTTTAGGTCAAATGCCACTCGACACCTCCTCAATCACGATGTAGGTCTTGGCCGGCTTGACGGTGATCGCGGGGGCGATCTGGCGCCAAAGGTCGGGCCGGTCGTGCCGAATCGCCTTGAGCAGCGACTCGTCCGCCTCGACCTTAGTCTTGACGGGCTTAGCCTCGGCAGGCCACGCCGCGCAGAGCGCGAGCAGCTTGTCGATCTCGGCCTTGTAGGTCAGCTTGCCGGTCGTCTTGAGCTTCCAGCCATTACCGAGCACGGTCGACTGGGAGCCCTCCTCGAGCGAGGG